TGTGGACATATATCTTGTCAGTACCAGCATCATTTGATATAAGGTTTGTGCCATCAAATGTGAGTCCTTGTGGTTGCGTTGTTGGTGTTGAGAAACTAATTGTAATTGATGCAGATATACCAGTGTGAATATAAATCTTTTTCATATTATAATCCATTGAAATCAGATTGGTTCCGTCATATGTCATACCAGACAGGTCGCCTCCAGCCGGAGCGGCAAAAGTGCTTGTAATTGTACTCGTTATTCCTTCATACACATAAATCTTGTCTGTTGTTATATCAGACCCGATTATGTTTTCACCATCATACGCAACACCTCTGGGTTCGAGTCCCGGTGAAGCAAAACTGGAAGATATTGTTGCTGATAAACCATCATGGATGTATATTTTGTCTGAGATACGGTCTGACGAGATCAAATTATAAATTACTTCACTCTGCGATGAATCAGAGGATGTACTTGAAGATGAATCACTACTTGAACTTGACTCATCACTCGTTGAAGATGTACTTGAAGTTGAGCTACTTGAATCTGAGCTACTCGACTCACTCGACTCGGACGAATCACTTGACTCTGAAGATGTACTTGATGACGAACTTGACTCATCTGAAACAGACGAATCTGAAGAATCACTCGAAGTTGAACTCAAATCAGATTGTGAGGAGTCACTCGACTCTGAGGATGTACTCGAACTCGAATTGCTACTTGTGGAACTGCTAGAATCGCTACTAGAAGAAGAATCGATTAATACTGCTTCTCTAAATGTTATACGTCTAACTCCCATGACAGTACCGTCACCATGATTATCTGCAATATCAAATATAACATATCTAAATGCTCCAACTCCATCAAATGTCAACTCTTCATAATCTGAGGTATTTGCTGCTTCATGTTCTGATATTTCTCCGTTGAAGATTCTTTTTCCATTAACTGAAGAATCGTAAACTGTGTTGAAGTCGGCGGCATCATTTGAACCATAAATTTGAACAGTCTTGATACCTTGTCTTGTGCTACCACCACTTATATGATAGTTCGATACAGCGCATCCCCACAGATCGATTGCCGAACCGAGATCAACAACAAGACGATGATTAGTAAAGCTAGGATTTACTCCTGCCCATGAATTATTTGCTGAAGTTCCTACGGTTGTCAAGTCTGTATCAAATGCAAATTCTGCTAAATATGATGTGTTAAATTCGGTTGTAGCATCTGCAGTTGGATTAGGATTAGAAAGATAACTTCCTGCTGTCCAACCCGGACCTGATGAAGATGAAGATGAAGATGAGTCACTACTTGATGAGTCACTACTTGTACTACTCGAAGAGTCACTACTCGAAGAGTCACTACTTGTACTACTTAGATCACTTTGTGATGACGAATCAGAACTTGAAGAATCACTAGACTTTGAAGACGGACTACTTTCGCTCTGAGAAGAAGAATCACTTGACTTCGACGAATCACTTGACTCACTCTGAGATGAAGAATCACTACTTGAAGAGTCACTTGAAGAACTGCTCGAAGAACTATTCACACTTGATGAACTAGAGTCTGAGGACCAACTAGAAGAACTCGACGAGAAACTGGATGAACTGCTCGATGAACTGTTCACACTCGATGAGGATGATTCGAAATCCCCTGCAAGACGAACACCTAACTGGGTGAACCAGAAGGATGGACCGTCACCACCAACCAAACCGCTTAGAGGATTGTCAACGTAATTAATCTTCATACGTCTTCCCTAGAATGTAAGAAAAATAATTACCTGATCACCAATTGTTCCGCTGACAAATAAGTTGTTTAATGCTGCTCTGAATTGACCACTAGAACCTCCGGGAGCAATAAAGAGGGATTGATCTTGACTATCTCCAAGAAGTATATTATTTCCATTCCCAACAGGTGCTTGAATTATCATGTCACTACGAAATCCATCACCACCCACTGCGAGTTGTGTTGCCAAATAGTCTGGTAAATCGGCACCTATAATGGATGCAACAGATACTCCACCGGCAATTGCTGCATTTACTGTATAAGTTCTACAAAACATTCTCGTATCTCCTTTTAAATCTCTATTGTATTTATCAATCTATATTACGAAATAAGAGATTTATATAAAAAAAGAGGAAGGATAAATATCCTTCCTCTTTAATATAGTTGCTTGTTTCAACCAATTAAGGTCCAGTTGGTCCCTGTGAGTCCCAGTTATTGCTGACTTCCTCTTCCTTAGGTGTTCTCTCATAACCGCTGAATGGGTTGCCTGTTGGTGATCCAACAACCGAATCAGTAACGTCACCTGCAAAGCTAACTGTAATGTAACGGTAGTAGTTCTCGCTACCAAACATGTTGCTTACAAGAGCGTAACGAGTCATAACGCCAAGGTGAGTATGGAAGGACTCTGGTCCCTTTGCTTCATCAAACATAACAGGTACGTATGGAGCATAGATGATACCTGCATCATTGGTGGAGTTACCCTTGTATCCTACAACACAGTAGTTCGTGGTTGCAAAGATGTCACGGTATACTTTGTAACGACCAATGGTTCCGATGTAAGCGGTAGGTGCTGCTGTACCGAGTGTGTTCAACTTGCCATCTTGGGTCCAGATTGTGAACTCAGGAAGACTTTCGAGAACCGAACAAACACGAGGAGATGCAATGATGAAGTTACCTGCACCGATACGGTTTGCTACAGCGATTTCATTTGCAGCATTGTTGATGATCGTCATAAGAGTACGATATCTTTCAATCTGCCAACGACCATCTGCAGTTGCATTGTATGTCCAAGTAAGGACACCACCGGCTTGCGCACGGTTGCCAATTGCAGTAAGAAGTTCTTGGTCAACTTCAGCAGTGATCTCGTAACTCATAAGATCTGTAAGTTCTCTGCGAATGTCAACGTTGTGCATTGCGTGAAGGTCTTGCTGAACTTCGATTGGGAATCTTGCACGAAGTTTACGAGTCCAAGCACGAATCTCTTTCGAGATTACACTGATACCAACTTCTTGAGCAGCATACGTGGTAGGTCCACCACAACCATCAATGCTATCGAAGAGAGCGGAATCACTACCAATTCTTTCACCTGCCCAACCTGTTACAGGACCGGTCCAAGTAGAATCTGGTTTAGCTTTGTCTGGATCACCTTCTAGATTAGCATAGCGATCAGCACAAGCCTGATAGTTCGAATCTGTTGGATCTGAACTAACACCGGGAATTTCTACACCACCACTCTGGCTAAGACGGTGACGACGAAGTGCGTATGCAAGACCAACCGGACCACTCATAGGCTGAACTGCTACAAGGTCATGAGCGATAAGACCGGGGAATACACGACGAACCATAGGAATGGTAAGTTTCTTCATTACAGAGATATCTGCAATTGAAGTACCACCATCCTCTGTAAGATAATCAAACTGGTTCTCAAGTACGAGAGCAGTGTTGACCTTCTTTACAGATTCTTCGATACCCTCCAAGAATCCCTCACGATCCCAACGCTTCACAATCTCTTCTCTAGGATCAGAAATCAAACTATTGAAATCGAGACTACCTTTTTTAACCATTTTCTTTATTCTCCGTTTCGTGAAAAGACTCTTTTACTTTTCTAACTCTATTTAGTGTAAGTTTCTATAGAAACCTAAAAAAATTCAAATTTTTATGAAGCACTGTTAAATTTCTTTGCAGCATCAAGCAAGTTTGAAAACTCTACGTCTTCTTGCATGATGCTTTGGAACTCTTCTTTTTTTGCTTTGACCTCTTGTGAAACCTCTTCCTCTACTACACTGTTAGATTCCATAACTTTTTTCTTGGCAACGAGAAAGCGTTCTTCGAGCCTGTCTGAAGTTGTACAATCTTCAAGAAGAGTTTCCATTTCTCTCTTCTGCGCAGGTAGCATTCCTTCGGTTAATTGAGAAAATTTAATGTCACGATTTGCTTTTGTTAATTTTGTGCGAAGCATCATTTTTTCGCATCTTTCTTTTTCAATTGCGTGATCTACGTCCTCATTAATTACATAACCCGCCTTAGTCATTGCTTTAGTGATATTATTGAATGACTCTTCGAGACGTTCTTTTTCAGAGATAGCATCAATAGCATCAGATGCAAGTTCCTTTGCTTTCTCTTCTGCAAGATTCTTGATGAGCCTCGGAGCAGATGCTTTGAATTCTTCAACCATCTTCTCTTGCTGCTTCCTTACACCTCTGATCTTAGTAGAGGATTCGAGGATTACAGAACGGCAGATCTTGGTTGCCTTGTTCAAAACGTCTTTCATATCTTCATCAATTCTCTTGATAAGTTTTTCTTCTACCTTATCTACAATCTTTGTCGTTGCAGACTCAGCGATAAACTTAGTATACTTCTGGATGAATTGACGATTGCGTTTTTGAACTTGTTCTTCGACTAATGTGTCGATGACTGCTCTCAACTCTTTTTTCTGTGCCTCTGTGAGAATATCGTTATCCAACATTCTAATTTCCTCTACTTTCTTTCTGGTAGTGTGTTACTTTCCCTTGATCATAATATGCTCTACTGCCTCATTGAGTTGTTTCTCTAAGGCAATATCCAAACCTCTATCAATCTCAGCAAGGTCTGCTTCTTCATTGTCCTCGATTCCCTCTCGGAGAACCTTAGTCATCTTTACCATACGTGTTAATTGATCTTTAAGATTTGCCATAATTTATAATCCTGTATTATTTAGTGTTTGCCCTCAAGCTATTTAGGAAATTTTTCATAGATGTGAACACCTTTTCTGTCTTATCATCTTTTCGGACAGGCATTACTCTAAGTTGAGTCTCGAAAATCTTATAAGACTCTTCGTTTAATTCCGTTACTTCGCCGGTTGAATCGTCTAGAATGTACTGCTTTTCTTCTTGAATTGCGTTGACCATAGCGTCTGGTGCTGAAGGATCTGCTACAACATCAATTGCTCTGAGAACAAAGTGATCTACAAGGTCGCAATCCTCTTCTTGCCACTGGGACTTATTAGCAGTACCAAGTCCTCTACTGGATACACCCAACCTGCCACCTGTCTTGATCAGACCTCTTGCAATCTTACCACAGGGGCAATCCTCGTGACATACCCTTGCTTTACCGAAGTAATCATTACCCTTCTTGACCAACTGTGTAGTAAGAATCGCAACCTTATCAAGGTTGATTTTTGGTGAATCAGGGTGTCCTAGTTCTCCCCAAGCAGTCTTACCATTGATTCGGTCTTGCACGTATTGATCCACTGACTCATCTAGGATCTTAACGGGATAGACACGCTTGTTATTGTTAAGAACATCACCCTGTAAAAATACACCTTCTACAAAATAAGAACCTTCACGCTCTTCTGTGAAGATTTGGT